ATTATATTCTGTTCTATTACTACAACCAGAAGGTATTCTCTGGTTGTAGAGTAACCCTGTGTTCCAGTAAAGAGAGACGTAGTATCTCTCCTTCTCATCTAATAGGTCAGAGGGTATGTCCCCCTCTACAACCCCGTAGATAAATGACTTCCTACCAAAGGTATTCATATCCTCGTAGAGAGGGTTACAATACTTGTTCTCTCTACCATAATGAAAATGGTGGTTTATTCTGGTAGATAAATATTTTCTCTCTGTCTTACCAATATACTTTTTGTTTGTCTTAAGACAATGAATACAATATATAACTCCCATCATTCTTCCTCCATCAACTCTTGAAAGAAAAGAAGAAACTCGTCTTCAGGTCCTTGATACCTTTCTTTCAGTTCTTGATAGTAAGATTGAAATTGATACTCCAACATATCTTCTCTTTCGAGAAGAAAATTCTTAATTCTTGACATACGATAACTCTATAATAGGTTGTAAAGTCGGGGAGACTTATACTATCTATTATAGTTTATTTTTTAAATAAAGTCAAGTAATATTCTTATCAACCTCGACAAACCTATTCTAATGACATTTGTTGAAGTTGTCAAGAGGTTCAGAGAGAATAGTAAGACTTATAGAGTTATGTCTCCCCAGACTTACCTACTACGTCTCTTACCTTCTCTCAGACCCTCTGGATAAGTTTAATGACATTCCAGGTCAAGGGAGTTACGGGAGTGTCTCCGAGGACATAACCCTTTGGTCAGGGGTTGTCAAGGATTGATTTCTTCATTTGATCAAGAACCTTGGTCATGTTTGAAAAGACATAAGTGATGTCAACATCCTTTGGAAACCCTAAGGCAACCGCCTCTTGTAGAATTCTATCCTTCATCTTCTGTGCCTCTGGATCATCAGAGAGTTTCAATCGTGTATAAAGAATACGTTGTTTATCCAGAAGAACACCAAGTTTTTCTACGTGTTCAAGTTTATCATCCCTATTCATTGTAGAGAACTCAAAAACTTTTTGATATATCTCTTGTTGGAGTTTGGTGATGTTCTCCATCTCCTCACGAACTAATTCTGAACTAAAGAAACTACTCATCAGACTCCTATTACTTCTCTTAAGATACGTTTGTATGAAAATACATCAATATGTATAAAAGAACTATACTTATCAATTCTCATAGACAAGAACTCCCAAACAGGATCTTTGAGTTTTTTATCAAAGTTTTTTTTAAATCCTAGAATTCTGTCCAGGATGATCAAAGTTTCTAGTGATACGTTCTTTGCAAGGTGTTCTTTGACAATGATAGGGTGACGGGTTCCATCAATCTCAAACACACTATCAAACTTTTTACCATCAAACAGATCACTGACTTCATTCTTGAAAACATATGACATTGATTGATGTTTTCTCTTCCATTCAGAATAATTACCCTCACCCTCTTTTGCAATCTGACCAATCCAAAGAGACTGTGGATCATCACAACTCACAAAATTTGCCACGAAGTATTCAATCACTTCATGATCATCCTTCTGTCGTGATAACTTCTCAAAGAAAAATCTATCCTTTCGTTTATAAAACGATTGGATAGATGCTCTAGACTTACCACAATATTTGTGATAATCATATGTTTTTTTAGTGAAATGATTTTTCAGTCCAAGGTAAGACTTGTACACATCGAAGGGTTGCACTTTGGGAATCATATAGGAAGTTTAGCGTGAGATGTTCTCTTCAAAAAGTTTAGTTCAATAGCCTCACATTTGATCTTCTCTTTCAGAGGTTTAGAGATCAGTTTGGGCACAGACTCTACATCAATATTGTTTTTCTCACAGAAGAATACAATCGAATCAATATAACTCATGTCAACATTATCTGAATGGATTTTTTCAATCTCTTCAGAGAACTTTCTTGGACAGTAAAACTTACTCTCCAAGAGTTTATTGATATCTTGATCTTCAGGCATCTTTCTGTAATTTGAATTCAACAAACTCTCTAATGTACTTAGTGAGTAACTTGATGTACTTAGCTTTATTGTATTCTTCATAGACTTCACATTCTCCATTTTCACAAGTCATTATAATAACGAATTTTTTAACTGTAAGACCAGTCAATTCATACAACATACATGCATATGCTGCACACTGTACAAAATATCCTTCAATCCACTCACGTTTTTTTGGTTTCTTTGATGTCTTGAAGTCGATGATAGCCAATTCGTTATTATACTCGGCTATACAATCTACGGTTCCAGCAATACCTAAGTACTCACTATAGAGGGGTTTTTCTAGACCATGTATATTATCTATGTTGTTTAGATCACCCTTGGCAATCTTGAATAGAAAGTCGGAAAGAGGTTGAACCTCTGGAAGATCCTCATTCTTTAGATAATGTTCGATTAAAGTATGAGTATCAGTACCACGACTAGTAGCCTGTTTAGTTACTTTGTTTGCTTCTTCTATACCAACCCTCTTCCGCCAGTCTGCAAAGATCTGACGGTTATAGTGACTGATGACAGAAGTGATTGAAACTAATTTTTTTCCAGAGGGAGTATCATAAAACCTAACGCCATCAATATCTTTTCTTTCAAGAATTGGGGTGTCTAATTCAACGTGTTTAAACATTACATACCTAGTTCAAGTTTTGCCACAATATATTCCTTAACAAGTCCACTTCTACAAATGTCTTCTGCTTGGAATTCAATTGTATCAAAAGATGGCATATTATTCAAGATTTTCATGAAGTCAATAATACCATTTCGTTCCGCAGTCTTAATCAAATCAGACTGAGTTGCATCACCACAGAACATTAGTTTAGAATCTTCACCAACACGGGTGATCATAGAATCAAGTTCGTGGAAATTTAAGTTTTGGAATTCATCAACGATGATGATTGCCTTATCAAGGGTTGTACCACGAATAAATGAAGTAGACCAGAATGAAATTGTTCCTTGTGCTTTGAGGTTGGTATACAACATTTCAAATGCATTATCATCTGGCATTTCAAACATATACTTTACCATATTCTTATATGGAATCTGATAAAGTGAAGACTTATCTTCATGGTCTCCAGGAAGAAATCCAATCTCTCTGGTGGCTACAAGAGACCTGACGATGTAAATCTTCTCATAAGGTGTACTTGGATCTAAAACATCTAGAAGGGCGTTGTAGAGGGTGATAAAAGTCTTACCCGTGCCGGCACAACCATATGCGACTAAGTTCTGGTTTTCTTTATATTTTTCAAAGAAAAACTCTTGATTTTCTGTGAGGGGTTCAATTCTCTTAATATAATCAAGATTAATTGGTTTCTTTCTCTTCATTTGTTTGTTACTCATACCAAATGGAACTGGGTTTGTAACTCCAATACCAGACTTACTCTTTCTAGACATAAACTCTTTGAATTAAACAGGTTTTACTCTTGAACCAGGCATTTTAGATGCTTTATGAAGAACATCATTCCAACCTGGATGACTCTTCTTCAGTTTATCGTAAACTTCTCCTACCTCACCAAACCCTGGGGCATTTTCTGGAGTATAGTATCTTTCCCATTCAGGATTATCTTTACGCCATTGATCCCAATCGTGAACACTCATCTTCACGTCTTTGGTTTCACCAGTTTCCTTGTTTTTTATCGGATATGTGGCCAAAATGTTCTCCTAATGATATTTTAGTATTTATTACCACTCTAAAGCTTCTGCAATAGTTGGAAATTGTTCTTTAAATATGTCCTTACATGCATTGGCAATTTCCATATGTTCTTTCTGTGTTCCATTGGCAGATCTAAGATCAATATAATGAATCCATGAACGAACTGAGCCTGTCATATACATTTTAGTAGGAACGGCAAGAGGAAGAACAAAACGAGCACACTCTTTTGCGATCCCCTCATCAAGCATTGTTTGGTATAATGCCATTGCGTCCCTGAAGTGATCCTGTATCAACATTTGATATTTTTGAATCGTAAACGGATCAATGTCATCAATAGAGTTCTGACGATTCTTAGTATCTTGCCGACGTAACTCAGGTAATGGAATAGTTTCTCCCAACAGAGAACTATCTGCATATCGTTGTGAAAATTCCTGAAAAGTGAACGAACGGTGGCGCAGGATCTGAGCTGCAATACCACGGTTAGTTTCAATCTCAAGAGTCATGAATGCTTGTTCAAAGATACTCCAGTGTTGATGTTTAATACAATATTTCAATAGACCAGAGATCTTTTCATTGTCTTGATTGTTTGGATTACTAACCCTTGCACAATATGCCATGTGCTTTTCAGCATCAGGACTCACATTAACCAACTTTACTGTCATTCTTGTTCCCCTTTATTAAAACGTTTACGACACTTTTTTACTGCCTTAAGTTCTTCTTTAACCATTTGATATGCATCTTCAGCAGTAATTCTACCACCAAGTTCCATGGCACAGATGACTTCAACTCTAGTACCAAAATGTTTTAGAGCTTCTTCAAAACAATTTAACTCTTCGTACATTACATCTCATCTCCATAAAATACTTCATCGTAATCATCAACTGGAACATTTGTATATGTAGGTTCTTCCTCAATTACAGTTTGAAGTTCCTCTGAAAATAACTCTTCCTTTAGTGTTCCTAGAAGGAATTCCATTTTACAAATGGTTGCTTTCAATCTTTCTTTATCCATTGGTATAGTAGGCTTTAAAGTATTTTGTAATTCCAGACGTACTGATGTTTCCCTGTGACACCCAGTCATGAGCACACTCAGAAATACTCTTCATACTATAAATTGGTTCTCCGTTTTCGGTCAACTGAGAACCAAATTTATTCAGAAGATAGGAGTAGACTTTTTCTCTAATCTCCATTCGTTCATCACTATACCGCCAGTCTTCCATAAAAATTAGAACCACACTAAAGATTATACACAAAAAAAGGGTGGGAGTCAATCCCACCCTCGAAAAATTAACTTAAGATCCTCCTGCAAATTCGTTTACACACGGCATGATCTTCATCACATTCAATAAGGCAATCATAATAGTCATTCAAAATATCCGATTCATCAGATGTTCTGTCTAAACTATTGATTAATCCGTTTACGTCTTGTTTCCATCCTGCAAGTTGATTATAGGAAATAACGTTATGCATGATGCCCTCCACGATTAGTTTACTTTATAATAAAGGTCGATTTTTCAGTACACTTTTCTCACCTCTATAATTCTATCATATGTATAGGACTTTTTGTATCTTTGTATACATTTATGTTTTTTTTACATAAGTACAAAAAAAGAGAGGATTTGTAATCCTCTCTATAAAGTAAGTTTAAGTGTTATCACTTGTTGTAAGTATGACCTCGATAACAGAAAGTACCATGTACTTCGTCAACACCTTGCTGACACTCATACTTGACACCACGATAGGATGTCATGTGAATTTGAGCATCATGAAGAGCTGCTGCTTTCTTGATCTGATTACGGATGAGATTAAGTGTGTTCATTGTAGGTCTCCTAAAGAAATGAGAATTTTACTTCCCGTTCCTTGGGTCGTTTGCGTCCCAGTTACACTCAGGTGTTGCTTCCTTTAAGGTCTCAATCACCTCAGTTTGAATGAGTTCACTTACACTGTCATTTGCTTTGATACGACTGATCATATCAGCAGCATCAATACAAGCAATACCAGAGTAAAGTAGTAATTCAATCATGGGATCAACGGTTCCGTTGCGCGACTTACTTGCGTCTCACCGAAGTGAGATGAACGTAGATCTATTATAGATCATTGTAGTTATTTATGTCAAGGTTTTTTCTTATCCATCTTTCGGATCTGACCGAGATTAGACTTCTGCCCCTTCTTGATCTTCTTATACTCTTTAATCAGTCTATCAATTTCACTATTAGAAATATTGACTTTGAGTTCTTTCTCTTCTTCTTTTTCGACAAACCCTAATCCAGTTTGTTCCATACTGAAAACCTGAGATTCTTTGTCATCAACATAATCATTGATGACTTCTTGAATCTCACCACGGATTAGGGAATTGATTTGTTCTCTCAGTTCTTCGTCGTTCATTTCTTAGGTGGATTCCAAAGTTTAGGGTTTATTCGACCTTCTGTTTGAGTCATGTTTCTGAAATCACTACGATAATTGTCCCAGTAGTGATCAAAGATATCTACTTGTTTTGCAGCAGAAACAATATCAAACTTAGTGATTCCTGCTTGTTCATATTCAACTAAAAAGGAATTTGATGGAAGAGATCTATCATCCGCCTGTGATGGATCACAGTCTGAATAAATCTCTTTAATACCTTTTCCCATTAAGAACGACCTCCCCATTGAATGTCTGTGTATGCTGACTCTACCACAGATTTGTTCAGTTTGTACTTAGATTCAAGTTCCTTATCCTTGACCAAACAAAGGATTTCAGATTCTGATGGGTGGAGGCCCTCAAGAATTTGAATGAACATGGACTCTCTACGGGTCTTGGAGAGGGAATCATTACCACCCTTGACAAAGTGATACAAGTTTTTCCATTCTTTCCTCAGAGAGGTATGGTCGGTCCCTACGGGGACATCATTCTTCTCGAAGGGAACCTCACCCTCAGGTAACATAGACACCACAGTCTCATCAAAGTTCCAGATCAGAATTGCTTTGAGTGCTTCTGTTTCATACTGTTTGAGAACTTCAATCTTTTTGGCTTTAGTTCTCTGTTTACTCACCAGTTCCAAAATCTCAAAGATGAATGGATTAGGAGGAAGTTTTGTACTGGATTTACTAGTATTAGTCGGTTTCTTCGTCTTCGTAGTCGTCATAATTGTTTTCAAACCTTACTGCTAAAATTTCATCAGGTAAAATATTACCATCCCCATCAAACATTTCTGGATGAATGTATGGGACACGTGTTTGGTCTAGGTATTGTTTTACTACCCAACCTAGGAGAGTTCCTGTTAATAGAAAAAGCACTGTTGTCGATACTGACAGTGCAATGATTGCTGTTTCCATTTTATTCTCTCCGAGAGTTTACTTTCTTTATGTCTAAATGAACATCTAAGAAGAAGTTTATCTCTCTGTTAAAGAGAGAAATCAACTTCCCAAACTTTAATTCAAAAGTCTTTGGGTCTCTTTCTCTCCTCCGTTTTTTTCTCATTAATAGTTCAATACCTCTATTAATTTGTAAAGGTTTTGAACTATTTCCTTTATTTAGAGGGTTTTCTTTTCCTTCCTGGTTTCTTTTCTTGTTCATATCTCAAAGCATCCTCAAGGATTTTATTCAAATAATTTTTAATTTTTCTAGCCTCTGGTTTACCCAGATGTCCATAACCTTCTCTCAATTGTTTGTGGACATCATCCGAACCACCTTCAAGATAATCTTCAAGATCTGAAATCAATCTATTAATTTCTTCCGATGTGGAACTTTCTATGAATTCTTGAACATCTTTTTTAGTAGCTTTGATACTCTTCAGATATACATACATATCAAGTTTATACTTTCCATTGAAAGCATAGTCAATTGCGTATTCAATAATTTCATAGAATTCATACTTGTTCATCAAACAATATTGTTTTCTTTTAAATATTTAACAGTTTCAGTACATCCACCTAATAATTGTTCACCCTGTAACACTCTAGGGAATGTAGAACCCTGTCCAAACTTAGAATAAAACTCTTCTCTTGTGTAATCTCTACCAAGTTTCAGAACCACATGTTTCTGTTTAGAAAGTTCGAGAACCCTTTGAACCTTGGTACAAAAAGGACAACCGTCCTTGGAATATACTGTAAATGTCATTGATAATTTAGATTTTTTTGAACAGAATTAACAATATCAATATTCATATTGATAATACATCTAGGACCCTTAGATGGAGATGATGAGGAATGATATCTGTTTCCATTGAAAACTAATGCTCTATTTTCTTTTGGGTCTACCCTTTTTAATATTGAAAAGTTTTTAGTAACTCTTTCTCTTTCCTCCAAAGACATTCTATTAAATTTAGAATAACTTAAATCTGAAGTTGTTTCATTATACAATATAGTTTGTCCATCAATGTTATGAGGATAGAAAATTATAACATAATGATTTATTTCATGATCCACATGTATATCATTTATTTGATTGTCTTTAGATAACATTGTCTGTAACCTAGGTGTTATTCTAGATATTTGATTGTTATCTTCAAGTTTTATGTCACTCAAATCACATATCTGATATACAAGAGGAAGGATAAAATGTTTTTGTTCCTTTGTTAATTTTGCATTGAATCCAAATTCAAGGTCTGAAGAATTTTTGTAAGAGTGATGATCACCATAGGTCAAATTTGAAGAAAACTTCCAATCAAAATCAAAAATTCTATCGTTAAAATACGTTAGATATGTTTTTGAAATTACATCATCTAGTATTAGAAATTTGTCTTTCATACCTCCTTATTCGATAACTCAGTAAGATATTCTTGTGATACAAGATCAGATTTGTAGCCAGGGTAATACCTTTCAACAGTTTGGGGAACTACCATCACAGTTGGCCACCCACTAGCAACATGAGTGTATACTGTTTTGTTTTCTTCATCAACATGATGAGGCCATGGAAACTTAGTTTTCTTTCTGTTCATAAGGGTGTTGTGGAGTGAACTCTTCAAGGGGTTGAGATTTAGTCAAGTCTCTACGACTTTGATTCTTAATTACAATGAAGGCATCTTTATTATATTTAC